CAATGCAAGAATAGACGAAAGAAGCGACAAGTCTTATGCCACTCAAGTGTACTACTGCATGAGCATTGGTGCTACTAGAATGGAAGAAGCTAAAGTTGTTGAAGTACAATGTACAGAATCATAATAGATAGGAGAATATAATTATGACAACTAAAAATACAGACCTGGTAGCTAACTTTGAAGCGACTCCACCAGTTCTTAATAACGCTGCTGAATTAGCTGGTGTTGTTAGAACTGCAAATGGATCAGTTGAACTAGCTGCTGGAGACAGTACAGATAATGACATTGTTATGTTAGCACCTATTCCTTCTAATGCTTCTGTGCCACAATTATTTGTTGGTTCAGACACATTCGGTGGTTCGTGTACATTCAATGTTGGTATTTACCAAACTGATGGAACAGTAAAAGACGAAGACGTTTTTGCTAGTTCAGTAGCTGATGCTGCTGGAATGACAGATGTTCGTTTTGAAGCTGCTGACCTAAACACTGGTTCTCAAAAACTTTGGGAATTAGCTGGTGATAGTTCAGATCCAGGAGGATATTTCTACATTGCGATTACTTTTAACGCAACTGGTGGAACTGCTGGAACATTAAATTGGAATATTAATTACGTAGTTAATTAATAAAATAGATATTAGGTGGGGAGTAATCCCCACCTTTTTATGAAAAAGATTCAAGATTTAAAAACTGTACTACACTTTAAAAAAGATAATTATGTGTACAGATATGTGTTAGTAGATAGGTTTAAGCATGATAGTAAATATCATTATGGCTTTGATACTAAACAAGAGAGAACAGAAGAAGAAATATTCGCTTTAGAAAAAGATAGACAGATAAGGCGAAAGTATATTATAAGGAAATAATATGGCATCAGTAGTAGAAATTTGTAATGGATCATTAAATCAACTAGGTGCAACAACTATCCTTTCACTTACAGAAGATTCAAAAAATGCTAGACTTTGTAATCAAAGATACACTCAAGTAAGAGATGCAGTATTTAGATCACATCCTTGGAATTGTTTACAGAAAAGAGTTGAACTAGCAGCAGACACTACAGCTCCTGCATGGGGTTTTAAGTTTGCATATACACTACCAGCAGATTGTTTAAGGTTGCTACGAATATTAGATTTTGATTCTAACTACAAAGTAGAAGGTAGAAAGATATTAAGTAATACATCTAGTATGAAAATATTATATATTGGTAGAGTTACAGATCCTAATGAATATGATGAGTCATTAAGAGAAACTTTATCTGCTGCTTTAGGTGCAGACATTGCTTTTGCAGTTACATCAAATAATCAAACAGCAACTAATATGTATAATTTATTTCAAGATAAATTAAAAGATGCTAGATTTGTAGATTCAACTGAAGGTCAAAACCTAGATCAAGATTTAGGTATGTCAGATCAAATAGATGCAAGTACATTTATAAACTCAAGGTTTTAATAAATGGCTAGGGTTGCTGTCGAACTTACAAACTTTACAGGTGGTGAACTATCGCCAAGATTAGATGGAAGAACTGATCTAACTAAATATACATCTGGTTGCTCAACATTAGAAAATTTAGTTATCTACCCACATGGTAGTGCAGCTCGTAGACCAGGTTCTACATTTTTAGCAGAAGTTGCTAACAGTGCAAATAAAACAAGATTAATACCTTTTGAATTTTCAACAACACAAACTTATATGTTGGAGTTCTCTAATTTAAAAATGAGAGTATACAAAGATAGTGGTGCTGTATTAGAAGGAGACAAAACTATATCTGCAATTACAAAAGCTAATCCTGCTGTAGTAACTGCTACATCACATGGTTATGAAAATGGTGATGAAGTATTAATTAGTAGTGTTGGTGGTATGACAGAAGTTAATGGTAAAAGATTTTTAGTTGCAGATAAAACTACCAATACATTTGAACTACAAGATAAAGATGGTGTTGATATAAATAGTTCATCATTTACTACTTATACTTCTGGTGGTGTATCTAATAAAGTTTTTGAAATAGCAACACCTTATACTACTGCACAACTTTTTGATTTAAAATTTGCACAGAGTGCTGATGTTATGTACATCACACATCCAGAACACGAAGTAGAAAAATTATCTCGTACTGGTCATACTTCTTGGACATTAACAGATGTTGATTTTACTAAAGGACCAATGCAAGATGCTAACACAACAGACACAACTTTAAATCCTGGTCAATCAGCAGTAGGTACAGGTATAGCTTTAGTTGCTTCTGCGGTTACTGGTATTAATGGTGGTAGTGGTTTTCTTGCAACAGATGTTGGTAGATTTGTTTTTTTAAGTGGAGGTTATGCAAAGATAACTGGAGTAACAGATACTACTAATGCAGTTATAACAATTATTACAGCTTTGTCTGGTGCAAGTGCTACAGCTAACTGGCAACTAGGAGCTTTCTCTGACACCACAGGTCATCCTTCAAGTGTAACTTTTTTTGAACAACGATTAGTATTTGCAGGAACAACTAACCAACCACAAACAATATTTTTTTCAAGATCAGGTGATTATGAAAACATGGATGCAAACATAGGTGGTACTGTAGCTGATGATGATGCAATCATTTATACAATCGCATCTAACCAAGTTAATGCTATCAGATTTATGACAGCAACTAGAACTTTAATTATTGGTACAGCAGGTGGTGAATTTACAGTAAGTGGTGGTGGTACAGATAGTGCAGTTACACCTACAAATATATTAATTAAAAAACAATCTAACCATGGCTCGGCAAATGTAGATGCTATAGCTGTAGGTAACGCAACTTTATTTTTACAAAGAGCTAAAAGAAAAATTAGAGAACTAGCATACAATTTTGATGTTGATGGTTACATTGCACCTGACATGACTATCCTTGCTGAACATATTAGTGAAGGGGGTCTAACACAGATCGCATATCAACAAGAACCTAATCAAATTGTTTATGCAGTAAGAGGTGATGGTGAGTTAGTAGGATTAACTTATCAAAGAGAACAACAAGTAACTGCTTGGCACAGACATATTTTTGGTGGTAGATTTGGTAATGCAACAGTTACAGTTACTGACTTTGCAAATATTGCAAATGGTACAAGAATAGTTTTAACAAAAGCAGATGGTACAACTACAACTTTTACATCCGCTACATCTTCCACAACTGGTAAGTTTCATACTACATCTAGTAACAACCAAACAGCAACAAACTTAAAAACATTAATAGATGCTGACTCTGATTTTACAGCAACAGTTAGTAGCAATGTAGTTACGATTACAGAGACATCACCATTGTCTACAGGATTTTTAACTGTTACATCTTTAGATGATGCTACTCGATTAGCTAAAACTAATGAAGGTAAAGCAGTATGTGAAAGTGTTGCTGTGATTCCAACTGACGATACTGAATATCAAGTTTATGTAATTGTTAAAAGAACAATCAATGGTGCAACTAGAAGATTTGTAGAAATATTAAATGTATTTGATTTTGATCAAACAGATAATACATCATTTAATTTTTTAGATAGTTCATTAAGTTATAGTGGTAGTGCTGTTACAACAATATCAGGATTAGATCACCTTGAAGGACAAACAGTTTCTATATTAGCTAATGGTGCAACGCACCCAGATAAAACTGTAAGCTCTGGTAGTATTACTTTAGATCGTTCTTCAACAAGTGTTAAAGTTGGTTTAGCTTATACATCTTTATTACAAACTATGAGATTAAATGCTGGATCACAGAATGGTACATCACAAGGTAAGACTAAAAGAATATATGATATAACAGTTAGAATGTTTGAAACAATAGGTGTAGAAGTAGGACCTGATCTTTCAAACATGGAAAGAATACCATTTAGAAGTTCTGCTGATTTAATGGATGAAGGTATACCACCATTTACAGGAGACAAAGAGGTAGAGTTTAGAGGAAACTATGAAACAGATGGTTTTATCTTTGTTAGACAAACTCAACCTTTACCTTTTACAATTTTATCGTTATACCCAAGATTAACTACAAATGATGGATAATATGTTATATATAGTACCTTATACTGCTGAACATGGAAAATTTATTCTATCATGTCAAATGAACCACGCACTAATGGATAAGGATGCAAAATTTGAAGGAGATGCTATGAACCTGGTACAAGAACATTTATCTTTTACAGGACTTGTAAATAACAAACCTATCTTTGCTGCTGGTATGAAAATGATTTGGGGTCAGGTAGCAGAAGGTTGGGTGATTGCAACACAAGATGTTTGGCAACATCCTATTGCAGTTGCTAAAGCAATCAAGAAAGATTTTGCTAGAGTTGCAAGAAAGTATAATATTAAAAGAGTTCAAACTGCTGTAAGATCAGACTTTGATAAAGGTATAAGATTTGCAAAGTGGTTAGGATTAGAGAACGAGGGATTAATGAAACACTATGGGTTTGATGGTTCAGACCAATACAGATATGCGAGGATATTTTAATGTCATTTGTAACACCAGCATTACCTTTTATTTCAGCAGCTACATCTGTAGCGGCAGCACAACAAGCAAGTGCAGTAGGATCATACAATAAAGCAATAGCTGAAAGAAATTTTAGAGTTAAAGTACAAGAAGCTGAAAGAATACAACAACAAAAAGAATTTGATTTAGCACGATTTGATAAAAAATTTACTAAATTTCAAGGAGAAACAAAAACTGCTATATTAACATCTGGTGCTGAATTATCAGGTTCTGGTTTAAGAATATTAAGATCAAACGCTGAAGAAGCTGAATTACAAAAAGATATTATAAATTATAATTCTAAAGTTGCTGAAGCAAGAAAATTAGAAGAAGCAAATTTTGTTCGTATGTCAGGTGATCTTGCTAAACAACAAGCTAGAGCAACTGAATTTGGATATTATGCACAAGCAGGAACAAGTCTATTGAAAGCATTTGGATAATTATGGTTAAAATACCAACATTTACAGCAACAGAAAAACCTACCACAGATATAGGAAGTGTAACAACTGGAATTCAAATTTCACCTAAATCTACTATTGCTGCAAGTCTTTTACCAAGTGCAAATGAATTAACTAATTATGCAATAAAAAAAAGAGATAATGAAGAAAAACTTATTGCAAAAACAATATTATTAGATCTTAAAGCAGAATCAGATAAAATTATTGAATCACAAAAAAATAATATTGAAGAATTTGAAGCTATAAATAATTGGAAAACAACTTTTACACCTTTAGTAAATGAAAAAATATCTTCTATTAAAAATAGAAGAGTTAAAACATTGGTTAAAAATGGTGTTGATTTAGAAAATTCTGAAAGTATTTATCATCTTAAAACAAATTCATTTAAAGCATACGAAAAAGAAAGTACAAAAATTTATAATGATGAAATAGCTATTGGAGTAAATAATTACAAAGCAACAGATAATCCAATATTAAAAGTAAAATATAAAATAGATTTAAAAGATAAAGCAGAAAAATTTAATAAAGAACATATGCTTGGTGCTAATGATCTTAAAAAAAGACTAGAAGGTATTGACATAGTTTTATTGTTAACAGATGCAGATTCTTTTATTGGTTTACCTAATGCTGAAAAACAAATAGCAAATTTAGATTCATCATTAAAAGGAGAAACAATTTTATCTAATGAAGAATTTAATAAATCTATTTATAATTCATATGAATCTAAAATAAATTCTTTAGCTGTAGAAGGTGATCCAAATTCAGATTATGATGAAGCTATTAGATTAGTTAATGAACTAGAAAATTTTAAAAGATATAATGGTAATAAAGTTGTATCAGGAACTTTTGAAAAAAATTTTGCAGAACTTAAAGAAAGAGTTTTAGGAGAAAGTATTAGACACGAAGATAAGGTTACAAAAATACAACAAGGTAATGTTTTTTTTGAGTATTCTCAAGGTCAAAAAAAAATATTAGAAGCTACATTTTATAATGCTTTTGATGCTAGTTTAAATAAAGCAGCTAGTAAAGAAAAATCATTTGAAGCTGGTCAGGAATACGATCAAAGAATTGATGCTTATTTATCTTCTAATCCTGATGCTACCTACTCTGAAAAACAAGAGTACGCAAGAGAATTAAGAATGAATATAATAGATAAATATCAAGATATTGAAATTGAAAAAGTTACTGCATTTAATCTTACATCAAATAAATTTAATGTAACTAGAGAAACAGATGCAATTTATTCATTAAAACAAAAATATGATGCAGATCCTGAAGCACCTAATACTTTAAAAAGTTTAGCAACACTTAATGGATTTATTGATAAAAATGGTAAACCTGATGTCGGAGCATTTCTTAATGTTTATATACCTATTTTAGAAGAAAGAAAGAAAAATTAATTATGGCAGACACACCATTAAATGAAAACACATTAAATTTTTTTGAAAATTATGAAAAAAGTATAAAAAAAATAGAACCTGTAAATTCAGGTTTAGTTACAGAACCAGATGAAAAAGATTTTAATTATTGGGAAACACTTGGTGGTTTATCTTTATCAGCAACTCAAGGTGTAGTTAATGCATTAGAAGAATCTGGTGATTTTATAGATGAAAATATAATTTCATTAGGTGGATTAGAATTTGGAGATAAAGATGGCAAGGTAACATTTAAAGATTTTATACCTAAATATATTCCACCTAGTAAATGGAAATCAGAAAATCGTTCTGAATTAAGAAATCTTCCTGTATTTTATCAACCTGAAGGATTAGCAGAAAATATGACAGAAGCAGCTACTCGATATGTAACTGGTTTTATAGGACCTAGTAAATTTTTTAAAGCAGTAGGTCTTACAGGAGGATTTATTAAAACAGGTATAAGAGGATTAGCAGCAGGAGGTGTTTCTGATCTTACTGTATTTGATCCTAATGAAGGTAGATTATCAGATTTGTTAGTTGAGTTTGATTCACCTGTATTAAATAATGCAGTTACTCAATATTTAGCTACAGATGAAGATGATACCGAAATGGAAGGTAGATTAAAAAACGTACTTGAAGGTATGTTAATAGGTGGACCGCTTGAAATATTATTTGGTATTAAAGGATTTAAAAAAGCAAAAAAAACTAAAAATTTAGAAAAAAAAGAAAAAATTTATAAAGAAACAGGTGAAGCTATTAATGATTTAAGAAATGGTAAAAAAACAAAAAAAGTATATGAAAAAATAGCTGAAAATAATTCAGCTATTAATATGAAAGAATATTTAAAAAAATTAAATATTGGTCAAAAAGAAGCTAAAAAAGAAACAGAATCTTTTATTAAAAAAATATTAAATGTAAAATCACTTCGAAATTCTTCTCAAGTCTTAAAAACTATTGATGATGTTGCAGAAAGATTTGATGAAACTACTAAAAATTTTTTAGAAAATGATGTTTTAAAAAATTCTGAAGCTGAAGAATTAGCAAATATTTTATCAAGAGATAAAAAAGAAATATTAAAATCATTACCTAAAGAAGGTGAAAAAGCTAAAACAGGAACTATAAGAATGATTGCATCAAAAAAAATACTTCAAGAATTAGCTTTTCAATTAAAAGAAACATCTGAAAAATATGTAAAAGAATTTGGTAAAAATACAAAAAATTGGACTAAACAAGCAAAAGAAGATGTTGCTTTACAAAGTCAAGTTGTAAGAGATACTGTGGTAGCTTTAAAAAATCAAATTAGAGGTGCTGCTAGAATTACTCAAGCTGGTAATATAAAAGTTGCAAGATCAGAAGGTAAAATTTTAAATGTAGAAGAATTAGTTAATATTATAAAAAACTTCGAAGGCGACTCTGCTACTATGGCTAGATTAATAAAAGATTCTCCTTTAGAAGATGTTGTTAATAAAGTTTCAAAAAGCAAATATATGAGAATACAAGAAGCATTTAACTCTGCTTATATTAATTCATTATTATCAGGTGTATTTACACAAGCTATTAATATGAAATCTGGTATTTATGAAGCATTAATAAAACCATTAGAATTAATATCTGGTGGTCTTTTAAGAGCTGATACAAGAGCTGTTAAATTAGGTTTTGCACAATATAAAGGTTTAATGTTACATTTTGGTGAAGTAGTTGAAATGACACGACTTGCTTTAAAACAAGGTGATGCAATTCTTGATCCTCTTTCAAGAACTCAAGATAATTTAGAAATTGTAAATGGTAAAGCAATAAGACCTATTAGTGGTGCAAATCTTGGTGTTGAAGGTGCTGCTGGTACAGCTATTGATTGGGTTGGTAAAGTTTTAGAATTTCCATCAAGATTATTAATGACAGGTGATGAATTTTTAAAACAATCAAACTATAGAGCTAGACTTTTTACAAATGCTATAGATAACACTATGGAAAGAGGATTAGATATTCAATCAAAAGCAGGAAAAGATAACATTAAAAAAATTGTTGATAATGGTTTTACTAAAAATGGTGCTGCAAATATTAAAGAAAGTTCAATAAATCAAAATGCTCTTGAATATGCAAGAGAAGCAACCTACACAAATGATTTAATGGGTGGTAGTTATTTAAACATTGGTTCACACATACAAACTTTTTTAAATGCTGCACCTATATTTAGATTTTTAGCACCTTTTATAAGAACACCTACAAACTTATGGAGACATATGTCTAATCGTATACCTGGATTAGGTTTATTTACTAAACAAAATAGAATGAAATGGAATAGTGGAGATAGAAGAGCTAGAGCAGAAGTTTTAGGTAGACAACTTATAGGAAGTGCTGTTGTAATGTATGGTTTTCATTTAGCTACAGAAGATGTAGTAGATAAAAATGGTAAAGTATTTCCTAAAATAACTGGTAATGGACCATCTAATTTTGAAATAAAAAAAACTTGGTTAGCTAATGGTTGGCAACCATATTCTATTGCACAACTTAATAATGATGGCACAATAACATATAAACAATATAATAGAATGGACCCTCGTTTTATGGTTTTAGGTTTTATTGCAGATATAAAAGAAAATTTAGCTAATATAAATGATCAATCAAAAGAAGAAATACTTACAGCAGCTATAATGACAGTTATGAGAAATGCAGCTAATAAAACTTATTTAAGAGGTATAACAGATGCAATGGCTTTAATAGGTAATCCTACAGAAAAAAAATTTGAACAATTTTTTGGTGGTGTTGTTGGTAATTTAATACCTTACGCATCTTTAAGAAATCAAGGTATTCCAGGTATTTTAGAAGCTGAAAAAGACACTTTTGAAACAAGAAGTTTTATAGATAAAATATTAGAAAAAGCAGGTTTAGGTGAAAAATATTTAGAACCTAGAAGAGATATTATTACAGGAAAACCAATAGAAAAAACAGTAAGTAGTTTATATTTTAATGCTGATGGAATTTTATCATTTTCATCTTTTCTTCAAGCACCATCACTCGTTGGTAGACAAGTAGATGTAAAAGATAATCCAGTAGCTTATGAAATAGCAAGACTACGAATAGCACTTACACCACCAGCAAAAGTTAGAAGTAGAGTTGTTGATTTAACAGAATTTAAAAAAGATGGTCAATCAGCTTATGATTTTCTTATGGAAAATACAGGTAAGATAAAAATAAATGGTAGAACTTTTCAAGAAGAAGTATTAAATCAAATGAACTCTACATTTTATAAAAATAGACAAGAAGGTGATGTTGATTTTGATGGTGGAAAAGAAATGATAATTAAAAAAGTTTTTAAGGCATATAAAGATGCAGCTTATGCTGAAATGATTAAAAATTATCCTGAAGTTAAAGAAGCATTAATTAAAGCTCAAAAACAAAAATATGAGCTTTTAGGTAAAAAAAAAGAAGGAGAATCAGATCAAATAAATGTTTTATTACCTTAATAATGTGGTATTGAGTAATGAAACTATTTAATATATAGAGAATTAACTATGACAATATCTTCAACTACAGTAAAAAATTCCTATTCTGGTAATTCAAGCACAACAGTATTTGCTTATAGCTTCAAGATTTTTGCAGACACAGATTTACAAGTAATCATCAGATCCTCTACAGGAACTGAAACAACCAAAACTCTAACCACGCACTACACAG